CTGCTAATTCAACAGGCATAAGGGTAACAATTTGATTAAGATCTTTTTTGGATAACCATTTAATAAAGCTTGGAAGGGCCTCAGAAGTTGGTTCTTTAGTTAAAATTAAACAATTAATTTCAGGAACATCTTCTTCTTGTAACTTTTTGAATATATTTGGAGTTACATCTATTAAAAAATTACCATTATTTGTTTTTAATACTAATGCGTTTTCATTTCCTTCCTTTAATAGTATTGCTTCCATTATAACTTTTCCACTTTTTCTATGAATGCAGTTAGCTTTGCTGAATCTAAAACTCCTGCCTTAACATAACTAATAAGTCTTTTTGCTTTATCATTCAGTTCATCTACACCAATAACATCCCACTTAAGATAAGGAACTTCTTTAAATCCCTCTAAATCACAAATTGGCTTAAACATATATTTTCTTATACTTTCTGAAGTTTTATCAGTTATATCTCTTAATGTAAGTTGAAACATTCCTTGCTGGTTTCCTAATGTTGCTCTATTAGTTGCTTCTCCACCACCTGTGCAAAAAGGTTTAGGTATTCCTAAGCCTGCAATCTCCTGATCCTGAAAGTATTCTAAATGTTCTTTTAATCTTTCAGATTTTTTACTTTCAATAATTGAAAGGTCTGTAAAATATGGAACTGCTAACTCCTGCTTAAAGCTTGAATCTCTTAACTTTTCTAAAGTATGCTGCACTTGTTGAGGAGTAGGCTCATGGTTTGGATCTCCTATTTTAGCTAAGAATGTTGGAAATCCATGTCTCCAAATTGCATTTGCTAATGCTTCTTCTATGTTTAGCTTTCTTAATGAGGTTTTATAGATAGGCTCTATTAATCCAATAGGATAAAAACCATCACCAATAGTAAATAATTTTAACAATGCTATTCTTTCTGGAGAAAGATAAATAGAACCTGGCTCAATTGCACACTCTTTATTTTGTAATTCTTTTGGTAACTGCTGTTCATCATTTGGAGTAACACCATAAGGAAGCTTCTCAACATATCCAAGAGGGTTTCCATATGAATCAAGGGCTATTTGTTGATTACTTGTTTTTAAATAATCCATCTTTTTTGGATCAATAGAATCCCAATCAACAATTCTGTTTCCCAGTTTATTATAAACATTTTCTACCCAAGACTTCCCATATATTAATTGGTACTTGTAAATAGTAGATAATAATTCATCCCAGGTTGTATCTGAACCTGAGTTACCTAACTTCTCAAAAAAATTAAGAAAGTATGCTTTTACTTTTGGATCTTTGCATTCAAGCTCATGTTGAGCAGACATTATAGTTTGAACTATTTTGTTAATTCCATTAAAGATTAAAGGGTTATGCAAATATGTAAGTTCTAACTCACTTGCTGGAACTCTTTGGATTTGGGGTGTTGTCTTTTGAGATTTTGGAATTCCGTTGCTTCCCATCCCACTTAATATTTTTGGTTGAGAATTTGAGCTTAAATAAACTTCTTCAATTGTTCGCATAGTTAATCACCTACTTCAATGTTTTACATTTAATTATTATCCTTGGCATCTCTTCTTTAATAAAATAAAATAAAAATCCTATAGCCATTGTATTTCTAAACCCTATTCCTATCCATCCAAACAATGTATGAACTATAAAATTCAAAACTATTCCATATAAAAATACAGCCATAAAAAACTCTATTGACCAATCAATTTTAATTTTGTATCCCTTATAAATAGAAACAATTTTTTTCTTAAACTTAATTTTTGATTTTTTGATTTTTTCTTTAATCTTAAAATATAGTTTTTTTATATTAATTGTTGTAAGGTTGTACTTATTCTTACACCATTTTAATATTTCTTGCAACATAATATCACCTTATTTTTTAATATATTTAAAGTTATCTATATTGTAGGACAATATATGCCCTAAAAAGCAAACATATCAGTGTATCCTTTTTGTGCAATAACTCCTTTGCATGCCATAGCTAAAGCCATAATTGTATCATCATGCGCACACTTAACCATATAAGTTATACTCATTTTAGTTTTTGTCTCTACCATTGAAATCATTTCTTTGATTAACTTATCTGTAAATGTAATTGTTGCAGTATCTTCGCTGTTTCTTGGTATTATCAGTTCCTTATTTTCTATCATTTGCCTTAGATTAATTAACATTTGATTTCTGCTATAAGAATCAAACTTTGCACCTTCAACCGGATAACCTTCTGCCCTTAATTGTTCATATACTGCTTGACCAACATTACTTGGATCAATAACAAATCTAATGGTTGATGGTATTTCATCTCCTTTTTCGTCTGTTTTTTCCTTTAATCTCGGACTATATGTGTTATATAGCTCTTTTAATCGCATCATTTTGGCAGCTATAGAAAATCCTCTATGAGTTTCACCATGAACTATTTGAGATAAATTCCCCACTTTATTAAGAACAACATAAGCATCATAATCTGCTCTTGGACCAGAAGCAATTGCAAAATCACAACCAATTACAGTAAATCCGGATAGTGGTTTCATAGTAAACTTTAAGGTGTTATCAAAACACTCTGTTATTAAATGTGGTGGAAATAAAGCATTCTCCGCTTCTGCTCTTGGATTGTTTAAATATTCTCTTTGAAATGCAGCTTCACCTATTTCACTTCTAATTTTGTTAAGTTTTTCTAAAGACCAATTTTCTGGCCATATACTCTTCCCATCATCATCTATTGCCTTATAGACTTTTCCTACATATTCTGGATTAACAAGTAATTCCTGCATTAGATCTGCAATATTATCAGAAGTGCTAATTGCTACAACAACTCCATTTTTAGCATTCGTTCTTGTAACTACAAATCTATGCCAAATAGCATAATCATCATAAGAAGCTACTTCATCACCAAGCAAATAATCAACATGAATACCTTTAATGTTTTCAGAATAAGGCCTGCAAAAGATTTTACAATTGGTAGATAATACCATTGTTGTAGCAGAACACCAATGACCTGCAGGTTTATCCTGGGGAATAAGTTCTAATAACATTTCATTATTTTCAATCCTATCTTTTATGTTCCCAAGAATTTTAGTTGCTTGATTTAAGGTTTTAGAAACAATACACATTTCTTTTTCTTTTTGAGTGTATGAGGTCCATAAACAAAATGCTTCACCAAGAATTGCAGTTTTACCAAAACCAGTAGGAGCTTCAATTGCCACTCTCCTATTATTCATAATCATATTAATCCATTCCATATGAAATGGCTGTATGCTAAAACCAATTACTCTTTCAGCAAAAAATTTAAAGTTTGTGCATTTGATTATAAACTCTGATTCATCCATTCCCTGTAAAATATCACTCATAGTTCTCATAATAACTTCACCTTATTAGAGTTTACTTGCCTTATTTTTTCTCTAACTTCATCAATACAACCAGCAGACATATAACAATCAGGATTTAAGAATAAACACCAAGACATCCATTGTCCTACTCTTACCTTTTCAATTCTTCCAAGATGTTCTCTATCTTTATTTATAAGTTTATATTGACATTTGCTATCAATAACTTCTGCGATAAATATAAGATAACTCATTTAATCCCACACAATTACTGTAACTTTTCTGCCTTCATATTTTTTGTTTACATAAATATTTGCAGAACTCTTTGAACCCCTCTTAACTTTTGTAGATACTAAATCTGCATTTAAAAATAATTCCCTAAGAACATTTTTTAAATTCTCAGATTTCAATAATCTTTCTACTGCAGTTGGAGTTGTCCTAATGGGTTGTTCCATTTAAAATCACCTTTCTCTATTCTATCAATATGTGTATGTAATAGTTTTCCTTTTTGATCTAAGAAAAAAACCATATCAATGCCTTTGCCTTTGTCTTTATCAATGCATGTAAATCTTTCTATTCTCATTAATATCACCTTATTTACTTTTTGTTATTTTTTTCCAATTTTCCTTGTATATTTTTTTGTATTTAGCTAACCAACTTTTTGCATTTAATGGTTTCTTCCTAATTTTTACTTTAAGATTTTCAGCTAACTTTTTTAGTATATACTTTTTTAATATCTTGTCATTTTCTGTAGTAGTTTTCCACTCATTAAAGATTATATCAACAAT